TTTCCTTCTTCTACAAAAATTGCACCTGTACCTACAGAACACAAATCTAAATATAATTCATGAACTTCTGTATTAAAATTAGATTCATTAAATACATCATACATTCTTCTTGCAGAATCTTCTAGCCATAACTGAACATCTCTATTTTTATTTATTTCTTCATCTCTTAATTTTAAATGAAACCATGGTAATGATGGAGATGTTAATGTACCTTGTAAACTAGCCGCTAATAAATTATTTGCTGTAATAGCTGTTGAATCAAATAATACTTCTGTTCTTTTTTCACCTTTTGATCTTACAAAAGTAACATCTGCTTTTCTTGGCATAACATAATCTAATATATCTTGCCAATGATCTTCCCATGTTTGTCTTTCAGATTCTAAAGTAGAACATCTTTTTTTTATGTATTCAAATGATGCCATGTATTACTTTTTTCCACCTAATAACGAAGTCGCAACTGTTGCTTCTTCTTCTACACCTTGACCAGAAGTTAAAATATTACTCATCATACCTTTTTTCTTTTGTGATAATGCTTTTTCTTTTTCAGCGGCTAATTTAGCTTCAGATTCTGCGGCTTTATCCTGTACTGCTGTATCTACAGGTGGTGGCATTTGAGGTTGAGATTTTCCTCCCATTATTTCTCCTTTATCCATTTACATTCGTGTTTTAGCATTCCATATATTGCCGCATCCACAAATTCATTATTAATTTTCATAACTTTTCTTACTATACCTTCTTTTGTCCATCCTGTCCCACTTAAAATGCGTTCATTTCTTTCGTAGCCATTACGACATACTGCTGTCATCCTACCACATTTTAATTGGTTAAAACCATAGTCAAATACATATTTTATATGTTTTCTTGAAAATAATCTAGGAGTTTCTATAGCAAGATGAACATATATATTATGCCCGTCAAAATCTGTAAAAAGAAATCCGCCTAATATTTTATCATCTTCTATAAATCCTATGTAAGAAAATGCATCTCCTATATCAGCAGATATATAACATTTTTCTTTTAGGTATTTACCTATAGGTTGTCGCCATTTGTCGTTTGTAACGACTTCAATCATAAACTATGCGTATTTTTTTTTCTTTTTAATACTTTGACCACCTAAAGCTGTTTTAGAAACATTTGCCTCTTCTTCAACACCACTTGCTTCTGTCATAATTGTACTTGTGCCATATTTTCCAGCTTTACTTGCCGCTAAAGCTGATGATGTTTTAGCATCTGCTTTTGCAGTTTGTGTTTGTGCTGGTGCTTGTACAACAGGTTGTTGAATAACAACAGGTTTTGGTCTTCTAAATACTCTTGTGATTGCTCTTACAAATCCACCCATATTACCTTTCCTTATTTAAACAAATTAAATTCAGAATCAGAACGCACTTGTAAAGGTTCGTAATTTTTGATCCTAGCTTTTCTTAACGACATAACACAATATCTTAAAGCTGATATTACATCATCATTGCTTGGAACAATCTTACCATCTTTTCTATGGTACATTCGCAATTCTTCTAACAGTTTACCTTGATTTTTAAAGATTTTCAATCTCTTTGTTTTAAATCTTGTTAGCATTTCCATTATTCCTGCCTCGACAGAATTACCACCTGTACCTTCTTTCATTCCTTGTGATGGGGGATTGCTAAAATGTTCTCTTAACATATTAACTCTTTCTTTTTTATATTGTTCTGTAAGGTTTTTACCCGATCCTTTATCTGCTTGTCTTCCATCCATAGGCCATACTACAGGAATCCATCTACCTCTAGCATTTATAGCTGATGCGTGTATTGGTACTGTTTCTTGCCTCATAGCATAAGAATCATAACAATATACAATATCATTATCTCTATCCCATGTAATCCATACTACTGCTGTTGGGTGATCCCATCCAAAATCTATTCCACATAATCTAGGCCAATGAGTAGGTATATCTATTGGATCACATAATATATCTTCTTCTGCTATTGGAAATACTAAACCAGAACCAAGTACAGGAATACCTCGTTCTCTCATTTTTCTTTCGTGTGGTGGTAATGCTTCTAATATTTGTTCTCTTACTTTTTTTGTCATATGAGGTGCATCATCCCATGTTGCTTGTAATAATGCTTGACCTTCTTTTAAATTATTTACAAATTGTGCTACTGTTTCTGTCATTCCTTGTTCTGGTGTAAATGTCATATAAACAATTCCACCTTTATCTGCTGTTCTTGTTAATGCTTGTGAATATATACCTTGTGGTGGTTCTTCATCTAGCCATATTACATCTAAACTTTCACCCATCCATTTTTCTTTTCCCATTTCATATGCTTTAAAACCTAATCTTGAATATCCTCCTGTAATATGTTTTACTACAACGGAGTTTACTGCATTTGGTACACCAGCTTTTCTAACTGTATCACCAATATCATTTAAGGGAATTGAACCTGTACCTCTTGCAGTTGGATCATCTGGTTGGCCGAGAAGCTCTTTTTGGCAGACATCCCGAGTGGTTTCATTTGAAACTCCCCCTACCCATGCTCTTATAGGTCTATTAAATTTTCTGCCTTCCCACCACATTGGGTATTTCCCCGTCATATGGTACGCAATTTCCATTGCCCCGCAAAATGACTTCCCGACCCTATTACCAGCCATTAATAATCTTTGACTAGCTAATGTGTTGTGAAATTTTTTTTGGTAGTCATATGGACTATACTCTTCCATAATATTGGTTGCTTTTCGTCTTTCTAGTTCTTTAGCAATTTTTATTGCTTTAGCTAGACTTTCATTATCCATTATACCATCCAATTTATAATAGCCCGTAATGCTAATATCATATATACCAATTCCATTAATGTTCTTGGTACATCCTTATCCTTTACACCCATTATTACCCAAAATAAAGCCGAAAGACAAGCACTTCCCCATCCTATGGACTGAACCATTGGATTACCAAAGTAATCGCCGTCTGAAAGCAGATATACCCCCAGCATGGCTAAAAAAAAGCCCAACCAACGAAAATTAGTCAATTCGAAAAGAATTATGGATTTCATATAGAGGTTCCTCCATAATTTAACTCCTATTTTAAGATTAGTTTTTTGATATGTTTTTTGTCTAAATATATCTCAATTTCTGCTTCTGATTTTAAACATTGATACCTAACATTGCCACCAGATTTTAATTGGCGATCTGCAATTCTTTTTCCTTTTAAACAAGCTGACATAGATTCTTGTATTCTATGTTCTTGAATTTCGTTATTCACTATCATTAATAATGCTATTACTGTTTCAATCATTCGTGGCTCCCATTACCATTCTTATAATGCATATCTCTTGCTTTGTCTTTTAAAATTTCAATATCAGTTAAAGCCTTTTCTAACTGTTTTTGTATAAATTCTATATTTACTTTATTATGCATTCCTGCTTCTTGTTGAATTTGTAATTTTTCTACCTGTTTATATAAATCTTCAATAAGCATAAATTGTTCAGAATCAGCGGGTAATGAACCTAAAGTACCCCGTGGCCAACCTATTCTAAATTCTGTGTTCTTTTCTAAATCAGATTCATATAATTGTAATGTTGTACTATGTTGATTTAATTTTTCAACAATACCAAAGTATGCCCATACACCAACACCTACCCCTATAATGATAGCTATTAATGATTTTATATCTGTATTTACTTTTGCACCTTCTTTAAGATTCATCAAATTGTCTTTCGTTTGGAGTATTATTAGCTATGTCATCAAGAAACCTTTTTAACTCATTCTCATATGTCATATCTGTATTATAATCCTTTTCCTTTTTATAGGTTCTTTTATCTTCCTTGTCCCCTATTTTTTTTATAACTCCTTTTTTCATCCTTATTCATCCGCTTTTTGTGCCTACCTATTTGTTTCCTTGTTTTAGGTTCCCATTCTTTTTCTTTCCATTTAGCTTTTGCCATTAAAATAGTATATCAAATATTATTTCTTGTGTATATATTTTCTACGCAACTTACGGGGGTTCATCAACTGAAAAATTTCAGCTTCGGTCATATGCTCTTTATCATCAAAGCCATTATGATGTGTTTTAGTATATTCATATCTATCTACCAATACATACCTATATATATGATTACCCTTCTGAAAATGAATTAAAGTTTTGGGTTTATTAATTTGTATAAATTTTCTCATATCCCATAATGACATAAAGCAACATATGTTCAACCTATTAACATAAGTTAATATTCATAAAAGTCCCTCCGCTGTGGAGAGAGAACCATTCTATAAGTGGGAAAAAAGATTTTTGGGGGGTGGCATGTCAAAATGAGAACAAAAAGAGAACGAAGCCCTTTTATTCTTTATATATATCCTAGTTGTCCCTTCATATCTATTAACAAGACAATGAATAGAGTGTGATATTAAAGCAACACTAACAAATTGCCCTGCTTGTGTGTGAGTGTGTGAGGTGAACGATCAATCAAGGGGTGTGAGATCAATGGACATTATTACCACCATTACTACTATCATCATCATTAGGCACTTTAACAATAGAGAGAGATTGAAGTAAGTTATTCAATTCAATCTTTAAATCCTCGCTTGACCTCTTATGTGTTATATCCTCGATATGAGTAGTTGATGAAGTTCCAAGCCCTGTACGATCTAATAAGCTATTGACTGCTTGAAGCCGTGTCGAAGGGGGTATTTTTTCAGATTGAATGAGTTTTTGTAATGTTTCAACTGCGATTGGTACACTTGATCGCATTTTTTCCTTTATTGCCTTATCAATGTGATCTTTTAATCTCTCTTTTAATTGATACCCTTGTTGTTTTGCCGTTTTATCAGAATACCCTGAAAGTCTTGCACTTTCAGTCGCATTACCCGTTAAGGTAAAGTTCTCAACAAATGATTTTTCCATATCTGTAAGCATAATTTAATCAATTCTCACCTTTCATAGTAAAGTTTAATATTAGAACATTTAGAGAACAAAAACAATGTATTTTTTTATTGACACCTATTGTCATATTTTGATAAAACTTAACCAATGTTAATTAAAACAAAAAGAGAGGATAAGATGACAGATAAAACAATAATAGATAAAGACCCATTAATAATAAAAGAAGATAATCTTTTAGCTAGTTTGGGTTTAAGTCGTGATGATTTAGACGACAACGGGGAT